ATGGCCTGGGCTTGTTTGATCAGCGCCTCGCGGGCTTCAGCCTTGGCTTCAGGGCCCATGTCGGCCACCGGCGTCGGGCTGGCATCCCAGTTCTTGTCGTTGCCCGCTGGAAACAACAGGTCGCTCACCCGGCTGTCAACGGTCTTGACCTTGACTCGCGTCTTGCGCACATAAGACTTCGAGCGGGTCGGGCCGATGGCTACCAACTCCTCTGGCTCGTACTTGCCCTTGTATTGGCGCATGTCCATGAGCCAGCGCTGCTCGGTCGTCAAGCGATCCAGCTCGGCCTTGTGAAACTCGCCCAAAAACTCAGCACCCAGTGCGCTCATGGGTTGCTCAGGCTCCTTGCCTGAAAATGCGCGCTTGGCCGATGCTTCGTACTCACCGTTGCTTTTTGGCTCTTCAATCGGGTAGATGGGCGTGTGGATCATGTTGGTCTTTCGTGAAAGTGTCAGTAGCCAGCGCTGGTGGTGGCGACGGCTTGGGCGCCGCGTCCAGGGTTGGCGCTGCGCGGTGCAACCGGCGCGCTAAAGGTCAGGGCCAGGGCATCGCCGCCGTCAGGGCTGCGAATCTGGCGCTTCTTCATTTGATCTTTGCTCTCGAGCTGGCGCACGTTGCGCGAGTTCTCGACGGGCTGTGGTGCACAGCAGTCTGCAATCAAGGCTGCATCGTTCGGGCAGCGGTTTGGAAAGTCCTTAAACCAATCGCGCATGGTCCACCAGATTTCAGCGCGCTTGTTCAAGTACAAATCTGGCTTGCTGGCCTGCTGCGCAAAGCTCACTCCGATGACAGGGATGTTCAGCTCCAGCAATCGGTCAACAATGCCTGCGCCCAGTCCACCCTTGTCCACAAAAATGGCGTCCGGGTACAGCGTGCGTCCGTTGCAGACGATGCCATCCATCCAGTAGCCAGCCAGCTTGCCAGCAATCTGCATGGTGCTGAGCTTGTCGTGGTACTCGATGCGAAAGCAGGTGCGTCCCGACCTGAAGGCCAGCGACGTGCGGTCACTCTTGCCCTCGCCATCACCAGCCGGATCGCAGCCGATGACCAGCGGCGCCTCCAGGTCCAGGTAGTCGCTGTTCACTGCCGCCATCACAGAGGATGGATTGATCAGCGGGTTCTGCGTGCTGGTCTTGAAGGCAAGCGATGCAGTGGCCGGGTACTCCTGGTCGAATAGCCAGGCAAATTCGTCGCCGTACTCGATGATCTTGTTCTGCCGCCACTGCATTTGCGACAGGTCCAGGCCATAGGCCAATTGGTAGGCCAGGTCTTCGCTGCTCAGCTCAAAGTTCTCGCGCGGTGGTGCGCGGTATTCGTCCTGCCAATACCAGGGCATAAAAATGGCCTGGTACTCGCCCTTGCCCGCCTCTGCGTCTTGCCACATCAAATGAAAGGCATTGCCCAGGCCATTGCCTGTCGACTCCAGAATGATCTCGGTGTCCATACCTTCGGTGCCCGACGGGATGGTGTTTCCGATACCTGCCAGGTGCATCTGTGCGTTGGCCCAAAAGCCGAATTCAGAGCCATGGAGCAGCTGCGCCGTATTCGACCGCCCGACATCTTTGCTGCCAGCTGTCGCCAGTTTGTAGCCACTGTCGAGCTTGCCGAAGATCAGCTCCTGTGCGTTCGATGCCTTGATGCTTGGCGCCAGCGGGTTGTGATCCTGGTAGCGCTTGACCATGTTAAACAGGTTGGTCGTGGCCTTTTCTTCGTGCGCAACGATAAAGCTGCGACGGCCAGGGCGCATGCTGGTCTTGTGATAGAACCTTGCACCCACGTACGTTGAACACCCCTGCTGGCGCCCTTTCAATGCCAGCGCACGAACCAATCCCTTGGCCTTGAGTTGCAGTTCGAGCTGCGCATGCAGGTGCCCCTGCGCCCGGTTGAAAATGAACGGCACCAACCGACCGCCCTTGTCCAGCACCTTCAGCGCATGCCGGGAGTAAAGCTCCAGGTCATCACGCAGGCGAATCAGCTTGCGCTGGCTGTCGGTGAGCTCGGTCGTGTGGCTCATAGGTTCTGAATCCCCTTGAGCAATTCTTCGATGTTCGACTTCTCTTCCTCGCCATCGCTGATACCAAAGGCCTGGCGCTCCATCTTGATCAGCTTTTCCAGCATCTCGATCAGCTTCTTGCTGGCATCGACGCGTCCGACAGAGCTGATGACCTTCTGGTACAGCTCGTTGAGTTTGTCCTTGCGGAATGTGCCTGTAGCATCTGGCCCCGAGGTATCCATCAGCTCGCCCAAGCCCTGGAACAGCTCCAGGTTGTGAGTCTCGGCCTCGATCTCGGTGAGCAGGTTGCGAAACAGCGCGCGGCTGCGTCCAATGTCTGCCCTATGCTCGATGCGAATCTTGTATTGCAGGTCGGCGTTGGCCTCGACGACGGCTTGTTCGGTTACCGCCCTCTGTGTGTTAACTTCGCTGTTAACCGCAGCTTTGGAAACCTTGGCTTCCGCCTTGGCTCTGATCTGTGCGCGAAGGTCGCGAGTCCATCCGTCCCGCTTGGCTCGCTTGCTGACGGCGACATGCGAGACGCCGTGGTCATTGCCAATCTGACGCAAAGGCTTGACACCTGCGCGGTAATCCATTTCGATGGCCACCCAATCAACGGGTGCCTTCGCGCCCTCGGCGTATTCGCTCACGTCAACCATGAAAGAACCTATCTTTGTTCATACCAGCCTTGATCTCATGGCCGCGCTCACGCCCGATACCATGACCATTGGTAGCCGCAGGCCTGGCACTGATAGGCGGCAAACGTATGCGTCAGGTAGAAGTCGGTCCATGGCTTTAAGTCCACCGGGTTGATGATCTTGTCGACCTGCCCTTGAGGTTGACCGTTGACCAGTGAGCCCGCCTTGCAGCAGCGGCAAACCTGGTTGATGCCATGCGTCAGGCCTGCGCCCAAGCCGTGTTGGCTGTCCATGTAGCGCTCGGCTGTCTGGAAGACTTCGCGTGCGGTGTACTGGCTCAAAGTCAACCACGCACGAACCTATCGATGCGCAACTTCAGGACCGCCTCGTAGCCAATCATGTAGTCCATCTGGCGAGCGAATAGATAGCGCTCCTCGCCGGGCAGTTGCTCGTATGTGTCAGTCAGCCGGAACTTAGCCAGGGCCTCGAGCTTGGTGAGCAACTCATCACGCTCCTTGACCACGCGCTCCTGGTGCGGCAGTAAGTCAACAAGATGTTTTTGTTCAGACGTGTTTGAACTTGGCTTTGCGGTTGGCTCTGCCGAATTGGTATTTTGGGGTGTAAGAGTCGCCAGCCGTGGGACGCCGCAATAGCACCAGCGCCCAGGATACCCATAAGCAACGCCAGGCTCGCCGATGGCTCCGCGACAGTTTGGACAGGTATTCATTTTTTGTTTGGCACCTTGTAATCCGAAACTCCCTTGCGCCAGGCCCGGTTGTACGATCGGTCCTGCACTGCAAGGTTGCTCTTCGCATTGCTGCCGCCGTTGTCGAGCGCCCGCAAATGTGCAACGTCCCGGTTGTCGCCCTTGTGGACGCGTCCATCCCTGATGGCTTCAGCGCGTGCCTGGTTATTGGCTACGCGCTTGTCCACGTTCTCGGGCTTGGAGTTATACGCTGCTTGGTATTTCAGCTTCTGCTCGGATGACTTCGGCACGGCTTACTTCATCGTCTTGGTGAAGTCCTGCAGGCTCATCGGCTTTTCACCGAGCGCTTCCGCTTCCTTGACGTGGACCTGGTAGCCGCGCCCACCGATTGCGGTGGCAGCTTGCTTGACCATGCCTGCGCCAAGAATGGCGGCGTCTGGCTTCTTGCCGCCGCTCCAGCTTTTTTCATACTCTTGCGCGTCTTTGTTGGGCTTCATGTCCATGTGGCTCCTTTGAATCTCGATGTGAATTACAGCCAGCCCTTGGTGCAAGACCTCCGCCCAGCATCCAGTCCCGCGCGGTAGCCTTGCTTGCCGCCCGCTTCCAGTCCTTGTGCATAGCCGCTCTCGCCTGCTCGTTGCAGCGCGTCCTCCAGTGCCATCGTTGGCATCACCAGGCATCCATTGCCATCCGCG